AAGGATTTTAACTAATAAATTTTAGAATTTGTTAGTAATTTTTCAGTTGTATTTTATAATATGACACTCTGTTGTTATGATTGAACTTTAAATTTAAGACTGTTATAATAACAATTTTTCTTTGTTTGACAAACCAAAGTTAGAACTCGACTAACTTAAATAAATAAGAGATAAATATGCATATCCATATTCTGTTAAGGATTAAGCTCCTTTGAGGGATAAATATGTTATGAAAATTATTGACTAAGAGTTTGCTGATTTGTTACCTTCAATTGATTCTGTACAGAAAATTATTGATGTAGAATTAGGCCGTAAAAGTTTATTCAAATATAATACTAAATTTTAAATTATTGATATACTAAAACATGAAAGTTTGAAAACTTTATGGTTAAATTCAATCTCCAAGGTGAAAGATTTATTTTCATCTATACCAAATAAATCAAAACTAATGTCATATGACTAGATTTTAGAAGATTATGATAATCTAGATACTTCAGCCGGATTTTCGTTTCCTGGTAAAATGAAAGGTGAAGTTTAAAAGAAAGCGTATGTTTTAGCCCGTACGATGTCGCATCATGTAAAGAATGGTTATAAAATTTATTAACCACCAGCTAAATTAGCGTTTAGAGCGCATAAATCTGAATTAGATGCACCAAAAGTACGTCCTGTGTGGATAGTACCCTTTGAAACTTTGTTAATGGAATAAATATTCACAAGGAATCTATTGGAATAAATCAAGATTCATGTTCCCCAAATTCATTTTGGCCAACATGCTATGTAACGATTGTGTGAGTTATTAAATACTAATCTTAATGGACGTATCTCCGCCACATTAGATTGGTCTTCATTTGATGCTAATATTCCTAATTTCGTAATCAAAACTGCTTTTCATATAGTAGAATCATTAATTGATTTTGATTATATAACTACTCCTACTGGTTTTTCTTGGGTAGTTAAAGAATAATATATGAATTTATGGAAATGGATAAAATTTAATTTTATTCATACTAAGATTATGGATATAGATGGATCTGTTTTTGTTAAAAAACGAGGCATACCAAGTGGCTCTTTTTTCACTTAATTAATAGGTAGTATCTCCAATATGCTAGTTTCTTTTTTTTTAATGGATTATTGTGGTTTAAATTATAATCATAAAGAATCTGTGTTTTTGGGAGATGACTCTCTTTTCTTCTTGTCGAATGTATCTGTTGAAGATTTTCCAAGAGGAAAGATGGAATAAGCTGCTTCTGCTTTCTTTCATA